AAGTGACATCATGGATGCTGAACCCTTTAGCAGGCTCTGGGTTCCAATTAAACTCGTACGCCCAACTGCATTTGTAGCAGTTCGAGTTAGTGCTGATTCACCAGCAATGGTAGCTCCTTCCTCAGCATCTTTGATCAAAGTTCCACCTTTTGTAGCACCTGAACCACCGCCTAAAAATGAAGTAGCTGCCTGAATTGCTGAAAAGCTTTCCAGGGCCGCCTTAGCCTCACCAATGTACTTAATGAAGTCGGTGATCTTTTTAACCGCAAACATGATAATTAAGGCCTTCGTAAAGTCCTGCACCATTGCTTTATGATCAACAAGTGCTTGTAGCACATCATTGATCTGCTTAAGTGGGTCAACAGTCTTCTTGCCACTGTCATCAACTAATCCAAACATTTTTGCAATGTCATAGATCGTGTCAGCAAACAGATCCCAAGCGGATTTACCAATAATACCCAATAACTCAATTAAATTGCCGGTAATATCAACAATCGTCTTCTTGTGATCATTAATATAGCCGAGCACCTTAGAAACCCACACAAACACACTACCTAGCGCGGCAGAAATACCTTCAGCGTACTCCTTCATCATGTCGTCAGATAGCAAGTCCCGAATGTCTTGTCGGGATTTCTTACTCATCTTGAACGACGTGCTCGTGATGTCGCCCCAAAGGGTTTGCCAACGTGAACTGATGTACATTGACATACCTTGGAACGAGGTCATAGCTTCGTCTGTCCCTGACTTGTACTTCTTACTTAAGTAGTCCAAGGCTTCAGTGAACTGAGTTGCAGATAACTTACCAGCTGCACTCATGGCATACAGTTGTTTCATGCTCTTGCCGGTTGCCTTCTGCAAGGCTTCCCCGAACATTGGGAATCGGTTAATCATGACGCTCATGTCTTCGGCTGACGCCTTACCACCAGCCACGATCTTAGCGAATTGTTCACCAGATTCGGCCAGTGCATCATTGCTCATATGGAGTGTTGAACCTAATCGAATAAACGCGTTTGTCCAGTCCTTGGTTTCACTCACAGATGAGTGGACGTGATAGAACGATTGTGCCATCTTGTCAATCGTATCAGCGGCATAAATGGAGTGCTGAGACATGGAATTGATATAGTTGATTAATTCCTTGCCGTCCTTCGGAGCTTCCGTTGTGAGGGCCGTCCATACGGTCTTCATGGTATCTTGCTCCTTGTTGTACTCCATGCCAGCTTGTGTGGCCTCTTTCAGGCCACTAACAATCGCATGAATACCGCTCAATGCTAAGCCACCAGCAAAGGTACCTAGCATAACGTCCTTGAGCCGACTGAATCGACTTTCAGTCTGCTGAGTCTCCCTCTGAATTGACTTTAGACCAGATGAAGCGTTGTCATTTAGCTTGACCTGCGTGGCTACCTTGGCTGGAATCTTCCGGAGAAGCTCCTCATAGTTGATGACCTCGCCACGTTCAGCCTTAGCTAACAGTTCAGTTTGCTGTTTCTTAGGTAACTTATGGAGGATTGTCTCGAAGTTCTTGATTCCGGCTGTTTCAGCGTCCGCCACAAGTTTGACTTTGGTTTCTTTCGAAAACTTGCGGTCCATGTCGTTCTTGAAATCAGACACCGTTTCTTTGGCCTTACTAGTATTTGACTTGATGGATTCGTCCATCTTGTCACCGGCGGTTGAACCAATACCATGCAGAACTTCATTAGCTCGATCAGCATCAGATTTAATGCTAGGAAGATCCATGTCGAAATCAATTGTAATTCTTCCATCTGCTGCCATTTATATTTCCTCCTTTCCTCAAGATTTTTAATTAACGTGTTGCTTCATTTTTTAGTGCAGAGAAAATATCATTCATGGCAGTGTCTTGGACTTCGACGGACCGATTATCATCGAGTTCGTAGTACTGTTTGAGCTCCATCATATTAGCGACCTCTTGGCCTTCCATACCCTGAGTATCACGCATCCGAATACTTAGGATTCGCCTGAAATACGTTTTGTCATTAAGTCCGGCCATCAAGGCCTTGAACTTGTCCCAGTGCAATTTGCCCTGTTGCTGAATCAAGTCGATGCCGTACTGTTCAACAAACGATGAATAAATGGCGTCGGCATCCTGACTATATGAGTAGTACCTAATTGGATCACTGGTGCCCACACCTGTATTGTCATCGTAGTGGCCGTATGGCTCCTGATGGATGTAATCAGCAATCGCATCCACACCAGTGACTAGCAGATCAGAATCTAGTGCACAGGCATTGTAGAACATCTCAAAGGCCATGCTGACCTTGCCATAGTCGTCAATCCCGTCATCTTCCAGAAGCTCATACCATCTCAACACGTTGTCAAAGCTTAAATCAAGCTCGTAACGTTGGCCTTTATACTCAAATGAATGCTCTAACTCCTTAGTTAGGCTTAGCAAGGTTCATCACCGCCGTTTATTGTTGGTGTACTTCTGACGCCGCTGCTGACGATTCTTGACTAGGATGTTGGTTGACTCCTTATCCAGCTGATTGATGATAAAGGCCATTGCTTGGGTGTCTTCACTGTAATACTTGTAGATTCGATCACCCTCGCCTTCACCGATTACATCGTCGAAAAACTTGCGTGCTTTCTTACTAATTTGATCAAACTTGTCAAACACATATGCTTTCTGCTCATCGAGTGACATCTCATCTGCCTCTTCTGGTTTGAGCTTACTAATCTCGTCTTGCACGTCGAGGATCTCCATGTTGGCCTCGGCCACGTGTTTAGCAAAGGCATCATTCATTGAAATAGAAAACTCTTGGCCTGCAATAATGAAACTCTTTCGGTTTTGAATCCGTTCGTCTAAGTTAATTGCCATGATTTATTACCCCTTTAATTTACGTCTCATTTTTTACTCGTCTCTGTCTACCATCAGTGTCTATTCGGCAGCTGTTACCGTAATTGCCGATGTACCAGACTTACCATCAGCTGTTGCAGTGATCGTTGCTGATCCAGCTGCTACACCAGTGACTGTCCCATCACCTGCAATCGTGGCAATCTTCTCGTCACTCGACTTATAAGCTACCGTTTGATTTGTAGCGTCAGCTGGCGCTACCGTTGCGGATAGTTTAGTTGTCTTACCGACTTCCACACTGGCCGTCGTAGGTGTAACTGTTACACCTACGACGGCTATTGTTTTGGGTCTGGAGTACCCTCCGTAGGAGCTGGTTCGAAGTCAGGTTTGCCGTTGAACACAATAACAACTGAGAACGTCTGCTTGGCTCCTGGAGCACCACCAGAACTCACAATGCTAGTCAATGTGATTACACCAGTGATCGTATCTCCTGATGGTTGAGTCCAGCGGAACAACGTCTTGAGATCGTCACCGATTGCTAGTTGCTTGGCCGCAATGTAGTCTTGGGCCGGATCACCTTCCAGACGATTACCAGCCAGTGTGAGCTGCAGACGCTTAGACGTTACATCTGACGTTCCAAACCCTTCACCGTCGTAATATTCGTCGTTGGTGGTTGTGTCGTTAGCAGCTGGTGTTGAGTTGTTAATACCTGCCGCCAAGGGCTTCCATTCAGCCTTGTCAACATTGTCTAGGCTGGTCTGCCCCGAAATATCAATTTCGAATTTGTTCTTGTAGTTGAGCGTAAACTTACCAATTTTCCCAGTAGTTGCCGCGTCTTCATTTACAATTGCCATGAGTTATTTACCCCTTTTCATATTTGTTACATCCGACAAAAACAGCCATGTCTAGTGCAAACGTTGAGTTGCCTTCGGTATCCTGCATAATTAATGCGGGAGCACTAGAGACAGTCAACGATTGAAAGACAAAGCTGTTGTCGTTGCTATTAAGTTCAGTTAAGCCATCCAAGTATTTCTGGATAGCAAACAGGCTTTCACCTGCTGATTCTTGGTCATTCGTACGTATGGTGATTGAGTAGTTGTACCGCCAGTCTTGATTGCCAGCGTAATCCTCATCAATCACTGCACTACCAGGAGCCGGAACTAATCCAATGCCCTCGTTTGGGATCAGATAGCCCATCTTGATTGCCACTCCGGTATTGGCCTTAATGGCATCAAACAGACGTTGTTCAAGATCCATTCCAGTTGGCCCCCTTCACAAATGCTTGTGTGACTTGATTCATAAGTTGCTGATCACCTTTAAGACGTAAGTCCCAGCGGCTCGATGCACCTGCAGGATGGTGGTTAACAATCGGATGACCATTAATCTTGC